CAATTGCTTTGATTGATGAAAATATGCCAATTTTTGTGATTGCAACAAATAAAGGACACTACGAAAAAGTAGTAAGTAATATTCAAGAAATTAAATCTAGATCAGGTAAAATTATTGCAATCGTTACTGAGGGAGATACTCAGGTAAAAGAAATTGCGGATCATGTAATTGAAATTCCAGAAACGGAGGAAGCCTTGGTGCCTTTGCTAACTACAATACCTTTTCAGTTACTTTCTTATCATATTGCAGTAATGCTAAATAAGAATGTAGATCAACCAAGAAACCTAGCGAAATCTGTTACAGTGGAATAGGCGGCAGATATGGGGGTTGATTTCCCTGTTTTTACTGAGGTTTTCAAGTGTTTTATGACCATCGGTGTACTACTTCGGGTTCCTGATTTTGTGGTGGAATTGTGTAGTGGAATTTTAAGAATGGTGTTTAGATCGTGGGTCTGATCAGTGTGGTTGTAACTGAGGTCAATTCGATGTAGAATCAGTCTTAGAAATTCTCTTTTTAGATCTTCCTCCCAACTCTCAATACCACAGATATAATTTACTATGGATTTGTAATTGTTGTACCACTTTTTATGGTCAGAATCAACTTTCTTAAGACCAACTAAATGGTCGACCTCCACAGAGACATCATCTAAATCTTTATTCAATGACTTTTTTAAAGACTCATAGACTTCAGAACCGTCGTACTCACCATAGAGTTGTCTTTTTTCAACTTCTACAAGACTTTTCTTAATTTTTTCCTTTCGTTGTTCCAACATTATGAGTCTACTTTCAATGTCATCAAGTTGTTGTCCAATGATGTTACGGAAGTCAACTATGTCTGATTTCAACAGAGTCTTAGATTCATGTGATAAATGTTTATTGTCTTTAAGTGTAGTGATAATAGAGTTCCAAAGGAAATCTTCAGTAGTAGGGATATTAAGACATCTTTTCATATCACATTCAAGACTCATTTCTATAGACATGTTAAACCTCCGTTCACTTAATGGACAGTAGTAGTGATTTACATCCTGAGTCTCTTTTACTCGACCACCAATTGGTCGTCCACAACTACAGAAAATATAATCTCGAAACAAAAATGACCTTGTGGTCCTATTAAACTGACCTCTCTTTTCCAATTTGAGTTTTCTGATTTCCCTTACCTCTTGGAATAATCGTTTCGAAATAATCGGAGTACATGAGTAGTCAATTGTTAAACCACTTTTTTTATCGTTGAAGGATTGTTTTCCAATGTAACATTCATTCCGTAGGATAACTTGTATTGATCCAAGAGACCAATGTTTGTTTCCTCTTCGAGTTTGTACTTGTTGGTGTTCCAAGTAATATTTGATTTCCTTTATTGAATAACCCTGTTGGTAAAGGGAGAATATTGTCATTATATGTTTTGATTCTTCAGGGTGTGGTTCCAATATGGATCCTTTATCTAATTTCTTGATTTGATATCCAAATGGAGGATCTCCTCCTCTAAAGAAGTTGGATTTTACCTTCTCAATTTTACCTAATCGACTTCTCTCTGATCTTATCTTATTATCATATTGGGAGATTTCTGATAGAATTCCTAATATGAGGTTTTCCATATCACCTGTGGTATCGTATTTACCAGTTGAAGTGTATAGAACTACTCCTTGTTTAACCATTTTCTGTCGAATCAGAAACCATGTAGATGTATTACGTGACAACCTATCGGTGTTCCATACATATAGGTGTTTGATTTCACCTTTATCAATTCTTCTGAGTAACTGTAATAGAACAGGACGTGTTTCTAAGTTATCAGTTGATGATGACGCACCTCCTTCATTGTGTATTTCATATTTCATTCCAAGAGATTTGGAAAGTTCTATTCCTTTTACCCTTTGGGTGGAAAGACTTGTTCCTCCTTTTTCTTCTGTTTGATTAGATGTACTTACTCTTGTTAGTATATGTAATGTGTTCATTTAGTAAATTATATCTGTGGTATTGAGAGTTGGGAGGAAGATCTAAAAAGAGAATTTCTAAGACTGATTCTACATCGAATTGACCTCAGTTACAACCACACTGATCAGACCCACGATCTAAACACCATTCTTAAAATTCCACTACACAATTCCACCACAAAATCAGGAACCCGAAGTAGTACACCGATGGTCATAAAACACTTGAAAACCTCAGTAAAAACAGGGAAATCAACCCCCATATCTGCCGCCTATTCCACTGTAACAGATTTCTCTCCAACGGGTAGTGTTTTTCTTGTCATCAATATACTCTTTAAATCTCCTAACCTCTGGGTTTCTCCCTACTCGCAATACCAGCAGCGGTTATTTAATATCATTCGATCTCAACACGATGAACAGGGTAAGAACTTCTTTGAGATCTGTAATTATCTTATTTCCAACGGTTATAAATCTCCACGTAACAAGGATCTAAAACCCAATCATGTTTGGAGTATCTACACGAAGAAGATCAAGTCCATCCAACGGTTCGGTAGGGTCTTTGACCCGGTGATTACCGATGTTAAGTTGGATCTCATCGACTACTTCCCTCACGAGTGAACCTGTTGTAGGTCTTCCCTGGTTCTTTTGACCTTAACTATTGTGGTTCGACTACAGGGAATGATTTTGGAGATATCTTCGTAGGTGTACCCTTTGTCGATGTACTCCAATATCTTTTTTGACTTAGGTTTCTTAAGGAGTTGAGTTGGAGTATCTCTTGTATTTATTCTTCTTCCCCGGTATAATCCTTTCTCTTTTCTAATACGAATACCCTCCATTTGTCTCTCCCTTATGGTGGATTTCTCATACTGTGAAAGGGTTGACAAGATACCTATGAGTAGAGACGAGAACTGATCCTCTTTTCCATTCTCATCAATGTTTTGGAGGGAAGGGTTCTTACATATAATACGTATTCCTTTCTCAGTTAATTCTTTCCATGTGGATAGAACATCAATGGTGTTCCTTCCAAGTCTATCAATTGAGTGTACGTGTAGTTCTTTTAGTTCCCCCCGCTTTATCAGTTTTTCAATCTGACCCCCGTTTGGTCTCTCGAATAAGGGAATGGAACCACTACAGGTGTCCATGAGGACATAATCATACTGATCCTTATCTACTATCTGTCGATCAACCTTCTGATTTATGGAGGTTGAAATACGGGTGTATAATACTTTCATTGTTATACCAATTTATAGGTGGGGGTGTTATCCATTAATACTGGTACAAATATAACGCTTCTACTGTGGTTCTCGCTATAAACCTCTGGTATCCAGATAGGTGTAGTTTAAAAATGATATTATTTGTGCAGGTAACATTTATGGAAAGGATCTCACCTGCAGTGATCTGATCTCTTCAATTGTTATCTGCACGAAAAGATGAGAATCAACTCCGATAATTGTATTGATACATATATATTCATCCCCCCGGGGAGAGGTGCTGCAGGACTACCTCCCAAATTTTCCCTTATATCTGAAAAAAGGGTGATATAGTAATAGGGGTCAATACCCTCTAAAAAATATTATGAAAAAATGAGTGAGATTTTGGGATTATTGTTAATTGGGTACTGGGTTGTAACTGGTGCTTCATTAATTACCTGTTTTTTCACCTAAACACCAACTCCAGTATTGTAAGTTTCAACAAAATCAACAATTCTGTTTTTTAATCTCTCAGAAGTAGAAGATCTTTCCTTTAATGAAGGTCTTTTATGTAACATGTCAATCAAATCATCACGCAGTGGTTCTTTTTCAGTAAACATGTAATCTCCAATTACCTTCTCAAGTTTATCTTTATCCAAGTTTTCTTCTTCAACTAACTTGTTAATGTATATTACTCGTTCCTTGTTCCAGAATTTTTCAAATTCTTCAGGAATGTTGTCACTGTCTTCAATATTTGGAAGGTTGTCATCAATAAAACGTTCGATGAGTTCTCGTTTACTTCTCAGATCTGATTGACCTGTAATGATTTCAATAATTTTCTTTTTCTGCGTCTCTTGTTCCTCAATTGTACTGTTTTTGAGGGTAGAAAGGAGATTAAGGATGTAGGAGACATTGATTTCATCTCTATGGATAAGTTCTAACTCAAAGTCAATATCATTAATAATGGATACCTTTTCTTTAGAATCACCTTTATGTCTATCATAAAGGTCTAAGTACTTACTCTTGTAGTCTTCAAACTCTTGATCCTCCATTTCAGTTTCTTCCATTTCAAACTGAGTGAAGGTATTAAGAACGTTTTTCACCCGCATTAAATCCCTGAAGAGTTTAATAAACTCAAATTGATCATCCTCACGTATTAAATCATTGACACTGTCAACGCTGGGTGTAAGTTTTGTTAGGTTATTATACGCCTCATTAAATCTCTCTAAATAAACCTCGTAAGGTTCCATAACAATGAGATCTTTATTATCTAAATTAGAGAACAATCGAATTGCATCGTCAGTCTGTTTCTTTAGGTTTCTAAAGGATACAATATTTCCTTGAGATTTCAATTCCCCAAAGATTCTGTTTGTTCTTGAGTACGCCTGAATAAGACCATGAAATTTCAAGTTTTTATCTACGTAAAGGGTGTTTAATAACTTACTGTCAAATCCAGTAAGGAACATGTTAACCACCAACAAAACATCAATCTGTTTTTCCTTTACTCTCCTTGCAATATCATTGTAGTAATTGTAGTAGGATTGATTATCCTTAGTAGTGTAATTAGTTCCGAAAGTTTTGTTGTAATCCCCAATAAAGTCCTCTAAGTAATCTCTCGAGTGTTGAGTTACATATTCAGATTCAGGTTCTGCTGCAGTTGAAAATTCCTCTCCAAAATTCCCAAGGGTGTCTTTATCCTCTTCGTTGGATTGGTAAGAGAATATTGTTGCCAGTTTTAGGTTGTGATCACCTTCATCCTGTTTCTTTTTAAAGATCTTATAGTATTCTACCAATACCGATACGCTCGAAACACAAAAGATAGAGGTGAATTTTCTGTTATAGGTTTTACGGTCATGGTTGTTAATGATATAATCTACCACACCCTCCAATCTTGCAGGAGAATTCATCACTTCTGTTTCATCAATATCTTCAACATTGATATCTACAATACTTTCCTTCTTCTTAAAGGTACTGATGTACTCTACGGAGAACTTTAAGACATTATCGTCTCTGATTGCATCAGTAATAACATACTTGTGTAAACATTTATCAAACAACATGGTGGTTGTTCGTTTTCCAAATTCATTTGATCCTGCGTTTTCTTCAAAGATGGGTGTTCCTGTAAATCCGAACATCTGAGAATTCGGAAAGAATTTTCTGATCTCTTCATGAGTCTTTCCAAACTGACTTCGGTGACACTCGTCAAAAATGAACACCACTTTTTTATCTGCAAGACCTTCAACTCTTGATTGATATCTGTTCCTGGTGATCGCAGTGTTAAGTTTCTGAATTGTGGTTATAATAAGTTTAGTATCACCCGCTAATTGGTTTGCAAGAGTGTTGGTGTTATTAGTTCCGTCTATACTTCCCTTAGAGAAAGAATTAAACTCTTTAGTAGTTTGATAATCTAAATCCTTTCTATCCACGACAAACACCACTTTATGAACGTTAGGTAGTTGCGTAAGGATCTGTGCGGTCTTAAATGAGGTAAGGGTTTTTCCACTTCCTGTTGTGTGCCAGATGTATCCAAATTTATCGGTCGATTTAACCCGTTCTACGATATTTTCTGTTGCGTAGTACTGATATGGTCGCAACACCATTAAAACTCTATGAGTCTCGTTTAAAACGATGTATTTGGTGATCATTTTGGAAAGGTGACAAGGTTCCAAAAAGATATCCGTGAATTTAGATAGTTGGGTGATTAGTTTATTGTTCTCATCACTCCAATAGAAGGTCTGTTTAAATGATCTTTCTTTGATCGGATTGTTTGCGAAGTACATAGTGTTTACTCCGTTTGAAATCACAAATAGTTGAATGAATTGAAAGAGTCCGTGACCTGAACCATAGGAATGTCTCTCGTAACGGTTGGTTTGATTAAACGCCTCTTTGAGTTCTAATCCTCTTCTTTTGAGTTCTATTTGAACAAGTGGTAAACCGTTAACTAAAATAGTTACATCGTAACGGTTCTCGTATTGTCCTTTTATGGTGATTTGATTGGTTACCTGAAACTGATTCTGACACCAAAATTGTTGGTTGATCAGTTCAATAGTCTTGGTCTCGTTCTTATCGTTAATGTATGGAACACGATCTCTTAGAGTCTTAGATCTTTCAAAGATATTTCCCTTGCTGATGTAGTTTAGAATCTGTTTGAACTCGTTATCATTGAACTTAGTTTTATTATGTTTCTCCAATTGAGATTTTAAATTCAACACCAAATCCCCCTCGTCTTTAATTGAGACAGGAGAATACCCTAAACCTACTAATTGGTCTACTAAGTTATTTTCTAATATGAGTTCAGGTTGTTTTGTCATTTACACAAACATTTTTTAAAGGAGTCCCTTTTTCCAAGTTTTGGATTTATCGATTTGAGTTTCTAATAATTCAATTTGAGTATCAATAGAAATTAAGAATTGGGAGATTTTGTTTTGTTCTTCGAGTTTAGGAACATTAAAAAAAAGAGTCTTTAAGTCCTTGCTATATATATGTTTAATAGTAGTACCCGTAACTAATCTAATAATAGATCTAACACTATAGTTTAAGAGGTATGAGTAAAACTTAGAATCAATATCCAATTTTGCTCTAAGAACATTCATGTCTCCTCCAAGTATAACATCTTTTTCTTCAATACAACTTGCAGTTGCAAGTCCAAATGGAGTAACATCTGATGTTGGCATTAAGATGTCTCCTACATTACTTCTTTTCCCTTCTTTATTTGTTTTTGAGATAATATTTTTTATAATCTCACTATACTTTGTAAATAACTCCCCGTAATGAATACATTTAAAGGATCCATTTAAATCAAGATCAGACTTTGATAATGAAGAACCACGAAAAAAATTGAACACAGCACCCAATCTTTTCTCTTCCCAATCAGGAAAGTCATCCCTGTTGTCCTTTTTAAAACGAATCTCTTGGTTGAAGATTTTTTTCATCACTCCTTTTTTGTACTCCTTCCACATATCAATGTTTACACCACTTGGACTTGGTATATTGAGTTCTTTACATGTAAGATCAATCTGTTTCAAATTATAAAAAAACAATTCTTCAGTTTCAGTCATGTATAAAGTAATATTTAACAAATCCACATCATCTTCATCTTTAAACGTATCAACATAGCGAGGAATATTAAGGTTGTAATTGTTTTCTATAACTTCTTCAATAGTAACTACAGAACTGTATTTATCAATCGATTCACGGTTACGGTAGGTCTCAACTATCAATTCTACATCTTCATCTCTTAATACGTTTTGGTTTCCTTCTTTGATAAAGTGATCATCTCCACTCGCATCTATAAAGACAATGTTGTCGTCTTGTTCTCTACACTTCTTCAGTACGAGGATACATGTAGGAATACTTGTTCCAAAGAATATGTTTGAGGGTAATCCGATTACTGCATCCAAATAGTTGAGATCTTTGATTAGATACTTTCTAATGACTTCCTCACTTGATCCTCTAAATAACACACCGTGTGGTAAAACGCACGCCATGGTTCCGTTGTCCGCTAACTGATAAACCATGTGTTGCACAAACGCGAAGTCTGCTTTAGATTTTGGTGCGAGTCTACCATATTGAGAGAATCTCTCATCTGATGCGTACAGAGGATTTGCGTCACTCTTCCAGTTTAAGGAGAAAGGTGGATTTGCAACAATACCCTCAAATCGTTTATCAAGGTGTTGTGGTTCCTCTAAAGTATCTTCTTGACGAATATCGAAATCACGATAATGAACATCGTGAAGAATCATATTCATTCGTGCAAGGTTAAAGGTTGTTCTATTAAGTTCTTGACCATAGAACTCACCAACTTCTACTTCTCTTGCAACACGCAGTAACAAAGATCCTGAACCACAGGTTGGATCGTATACACTCTTGAGTTTAGTTTTACCAGTAGTAATAATTTTGGATAGAATCTTTGATACCTGTTGAGGGGTATAGAATTCTCCCGCAGACTTTCCAGCACCTGATGCAAACTTCGCAATAAGATACTCATACGCATCACCTATTACATCACTTTCAACTTCATCCAATCTAAAGTCAATTTCATCTAAGTAAGTTAGGATATTGACAATGATCTCATTTCGTGCGTTGGGAGTTCTCCCCAACTTGGTTGAGTTAAGATCCAAATCTTCAAACAGTGCGTTGAAGTCATCTTCACTTTCAGTACCTGAAGTAGATTGTTCAATGTGATTGAGAACAGATTGAAGATCATCTAAAATATAGGAATTGGTATTCCCTCTTTTGGTAATTGAAGAGAAGAGTTCCTCTGGTTTTAAAAAGTACCCTATTGAAATAAGACTTTCCTCTTGAATTGCATCCAGAGTTTCTTGATCTTTTACCAGTTCGAAATCGGTTACCGATTCTCCCTGTAGTAGTCCATCTGCGTACAAATGTTGTTTCTCACTAAGGTACTTGTAAAAGATAAATCCAAGAATGTAGTCGCGGTAGTCATCGGGATCTACTTTTCCTCTTAGGAGGTTTGCAATCCCCCACAATTGCGCATCAAGTTGACGTCTCTGTTCTTCTGACATAGATTTTTATAATTTATTACCCGATTTTGTTATTGATTAACTGGTCGGGAGTTACTTCTAAAATTTTTGAAATTTCAAATAGAGTGCGAATAGATGGTTGAGATTTTTGGTTACACCAATAATTGATGGTAACAACGGACACTCCCATTAGATCAGATAATTTCTTCTGAGAAATTTCTTTTTCTTCCAAAACGGATTTAATTCTATTGTACTGCATTCTCATTTGAGTTTTAACAAATATAAAAAAATTAAGGGAATTCTAATATAAGTTTTCCCTTAATTCACTGTTGTTAATTTCAACTATCTCCATAATACCCTTTTCAACTTTGTTCCAAATGTGATCTGGTACTTTTTTACGGTTTTCTATAATCTCCTCCTGCGATGTAATTAATAATAGTTGAGGGTATCCCGGATACTTTTTTTGAATAATATCCTTCAACTTTTTTATTCTACTATTTTTCCAATTGTCAAACACCTGTTGTTGATATTCACTTACCTCTTCAGTTTCAACAATTACATCTTTACAATTTTCAGTATTCAATTCACGATTACCAGTTGTCTTTATACTATTGTCTATTTCCCCTTTACTGTTATCAATTTCCACTTTACTGTTATCGGGTTTTTTGGGTTTCTCTTTAAACCCATCGGTTTTGTATAGGTTTTCAATAAACCCATTGGGTTTTTCAGTTTCTGCTGCTTCTTTTTTAGGTCTACCACCTTTTTTTCCATTTTCTCGATTTCTCTCAATCGTTTTTTGATATTTTAAATTGTTTACCTCCAGTCCAGGTAGGATACCGTTCCATAAAAGTTTGTCATATTTTGATTCTAAAACTACTTCACCACCGTCATGGTAAGAGAGTAAATTGTTAATGAATTTTCTGAGTTCGGAATCATCAAGAATATCGATTTGAGTCTTCCACGATTGATAGAATAAGAATGATTTTTTATCTGTTTTCATAATTTTGTATTATTTAATTCCAATTAAACAGCGTTCGCTGTGTCAGTCTGTCAATTGGTTTTTATTATTAATTTAATAGTAACAGCGAATGATTAATTAGTACGTAATTTTTTTGACAAAATCAAGGGGGGGGTCTAATGAGTTGTCTTTTGTCATACTTCTTAGTATTTATTAGTATGAGAGAAAAATATAAAAAAAAGATAGTTGTACGAATCACGGAAAATCAATTTAATCGACTACAGCAGAAGATCGTCAAAGACGAAGTTTCCATGTCTCAAGTAATCCGGGAAGCGATAAAAAATAAATTCAACAAAATATATATTGATGATAAAAGGAAAAGAAAATTTAGATATTAGATATTGGTGTAGACAGATTCCATCAAATTTGGAAATAACCCCCTGGGAGCGAAAACAAATACGGGAGTATTTTATTGAGGATTTAGGGATGACTGATGACCTTGAGTTGGACTTTCAGTCAACTCAACTCAAATTAGTAGTTGATGTTTACAGAAGAATCAGTTACAATTTGTCGGAGTAAATTGACACTTGTAATTTGACATCTAAAAATCATATTCTACTTTTAATGTGTGTAAAGGTGAATTTTAGTGTCTTCAATACTTTCTTCTGATGGTGTAGGAACTAAACCTTGTAACGAATAAGACCATTTTTTTTCAAAACTCTATGAATTGATTTGAACTTATCTCGCGCATATACTTTAGCAGCGTACTCCAGGGGGTTGTTGTCGTATCCGACTTTTTTATCATACGATTGATAAGTTCTCATTGTTTGTCTGGTCGAAAGAAAAATGGCGTGATGAATTTCTTCTACAAGTGTGAGGACCCAAGAGTGTACATTATCCAAATTGTGATGGTAAAGTGTAATAGTATGTGTTTCCTTTATGTAGGACCCCCTAAACTCGTCATTAGGTTCATAATCAAAGTCAATTGTCAGATTATGAACAGTAACTCCCAAATCTTCTTGTATGTAATTGATAACACATTCACAAACTTGATACTTATTGGTGCAGATCTCGTCAATAGAGAAAATGTACTGAGGTATCAGAAGTTTTATAGTAACCATAATTAATGAAGCACCAGTTACAACCCAGTACCCAATTAACAATAATCCCAAAATCTCACTCATTTTTTCATAATATTTTTTAGAGGGTATTGACCCCTATTACTATATCACCCTTTTTTCAGATATAAGGGAAAATTTGGGAGGTAGTCCTGCAGCACCTCTCCCCGGGGGGATGAATATATATGTATCAATACAATTATCGGAGTTGATTCTCATCTTTTCGTGCAGATAACAATTGAAGAGATCAGATCACTGCAGGTGAGATCCTTTCCATAAATGTTACCTGCACAAATAATATCATTTTTAAACTACACCTATCTGGATACCAGAGGTTTATAGCGAGAACCACAGTAGAAGCGTTATATTTGTACCAGTATTAATGGATAACACCCCCACCTATAAATTGGTATAACAATGAAAGTATTATACACCCGTATTTCAACCTCCATAAATCAGAAGGTTGATCGACAGATAGTAGATAAGGATCAGTATGATTATGTCCTCATGGACACCTGTAGTGGTTCCATTCCCTTATTCGAGAGACCAAACGGGGGTCAGATTGAAAAACTGATAAAGCGGGGGGAACTAAAAGAACTACACGTACACTCAATTGATAGACTTGGAAGGAACACCATTGATGTTCTATCCACATGGAAAGAATTAACTGAGAAAGGAATACGTATTATATGTAAGAACCCTTCCCTCCAAAACATTGATGAGAATGGAAAAGAGGATCAGTTCTCGTCTCTACTCATAGGTATCTTGTCAACCCTTTCACAGTATGAGAAATCCACCATAAGGGAGAGACAAATGGAGGGTATTCGTATTAGAAAAGAGAAAGGATTATACCGGGGAAGAAGAATAAATACAAGAGATACTCCAACTCAACTCCTTAAGAAACCTAAGTCAAAAAAGATATTGGAGTACATCGACAAAGGGTACACCTACGAAGATATCTCCAAAATCATTCCCTGTAGTCGAACCACAATAGTTAAGGTCAAAAGAACCAGGGAAGACCTACAACAGGTTCACTCGTGAGGGAAGTAGTCGATGAGATCCAACTTAACATCGGTAATCACCGGGTCAAAGACCCTACCGAACCGTTGGATGGACTTGATCTTCTTCGTGTAGATACTCCAAACATGATTGGGTTTTAGATCCTTGTTACGTGGAGATTTATAACCGTTGGAAATAAGATAATTACAGATCTCAAAGAAGTTCTTACCCTGTTCATCGTGTTGAGATCGAATGATATTAAATAACCGCTGCTGGTATTGCGAGTAGGGAGAAACCCAGAGGTTAGGAGATTTAAAGAGTATATTGATGACAAGAAAAACACTACCCGTTGGAGAGAAATCTGTTACAGTGGAATAGGCGGCAGATATGGGGGTTGATTTCCCTGTTTTTACTGAGGTTTTCAAGTGTTTTATGACCATCGGTGTACTACTTCGGGTTCCTGATTTTGTGGTGGAATTGTGTAGTGGAATTTTAAGAATGGTGTTTAGATCGTGGGTCTGATCAGTGTGGTTGTAACTGAGGTCAATTCGATGTAGAATCAGTCTTAGAAATTCTCTTTTTAGATCTTCCTCCCAACTCTCAATACCACAGATATAATTTACTAAATGAACACATTACATATACTAACAAGAGTAAGTACATCTAATCAAACAGAAGAAAAAGGAGGAACAAGTCTTTCCACCCAAAGGGTAAAAGGAATAGAACTTTCCAAATCTCTTGGAATGAAATATGAAATACACAATGAAGGAGGTGCGTCATCATCAACTGATAACTTAGAAACACGTCCTGTTCTATTACAGTTACTCAGAAGAATTGATAAAGGTGAAATCAAACACCTATATGTATGGAACACCGATAGGTTGTCACGTAATACATCTACATGGTTTCTGATTCGACAGAAAATGGTTAAACAAGGAGTAGTTCTATACACTTCAACTGGTAAATACGATACCACAGGTGATATGGAAAACCTCATATTAGGAATTCTATCAGAAATCTCCCAATATGATAATAAGATAAGATCAGAGAGAAGTCGATTAGGTAAAATTGAGAAGGTAAAATCCAACTTCTTTAGAGGAGGAGATCCTCCATTTGGATATCAAATCAAGAAATTAGATAAAGGATCCATATTGGAACCACACCCTGAAGAATCAAAACATATAATGACAATATTCTCCCTTTACCAACAGGGTTATTCAATAAAGGAAATCAAATATTACTTGGAACACCAACAAGTACAAACTCGAAGAGGAAACAAACATTGGTCTCTTGGATCAATACAAGTTATCCTACGGAATGAATGTTACATTGGAAAACAATCCTTCAACGATAAAAAAAGTGGTTTAACAATTGACTACTCATGTACTCCGATTATTTCGAAACGATTATTCCAAGAGGTAAGGGAAATCAGAAAACTCAAATTGGAAAAGAGAGGTCAGTTTAATAGGACCACAAGGTCATTTTTGTTTCGAGATTATATTTTCTGTAGTTGTGGACGACCAATTGGTGGTCGAGTAAAAGAGACTCAGGATGTAAATCACTACTACTGTCCATTAAGTGAACGGAGGTTTAACATGTCTATAGAAATGAGTCTTGAATGTGATATGAAAAGATGTCTTAATATCCCTACTACTGAAGATTTCCTTTGGAACTCTATTATCACTACACTTAAAGACAATAAACATTTATCACATGAATCTAAGACTCTGTTGAAATCAGACATAGTTGACTTCCGTAACATCATTGGACAACAACTTGATGACATTGAAAGTAGACTCATAATGTTGGAACAACGAAAGGAAAAAATTAAGAAAAGTCTTGTAGAAGTTGAAAAAAGACAACTCTATGGTGAGTACGACGGTTCTGAAGTCTATGAGTCTTTAAAAAAGTCATTGAATAAAGATTTAGATGATGTCTCTGTGGAGGTCGACCATTTAGTTGGTCTTAAGAAAGTTGATTCTGACCATAAAAAGTGGTACAACAATTACAAATCCATAGTAAATTATATCTGTGGTATTGAGAGTTGGGAGGAAGATCTAAAAAGAGAATTTCTAAGACTGATTCTACATCGAATTGACCTCAGTTACAACCACACTGATCAGACCCACGATCTAAACACCATTCTTAAAATTCCACTACACAATTCCACCACAAAATCAGGAACCCGAAGTAGTACACCGATGGTCATAAAACACTTGAAAACCTCAGTAAAAACAGGGAAATCAACCCCCATATCTGCCGCCTATTCCACTGTAACAGATTTCGCTAGGTTTCTTGGTTGATCTACATTCTTATTTAGCATTACTGCAATATGATAAGAAAGTAACTGAAAAGGTATTGTAGTTAGCAAAGGCACCAAGGCTTCCTCCGTTTCTGGAATTTCAATTACATGATCCGCAATTTCTTTTACCTGAGTATCTCCCTCAGTAACGATTGCAATAATTTTACCTGATCTAGATTTAATTTCTTGAATATTACTTACTACTTTTTCGTAGTGTCCTTTATTTGTTGCAATCACAAAAATTGGCATATTTTCATCAATCAAAGCAATTG